AATCGTGTAGTCCTTGATCACGCGAACACTCAAACCGTTGTGAGATTCGCGCGCCGTGAAGCTTGCCCCGTCAGGCATCTCCAACGGTACGGTCACCAGACCGAATGCATTCCTATGGAACGCGAGGTTCTGACGGTAGGAGGTCCCGCCAGTCCCCAAAACGGTGATTGCCGCATCATCCGCAGGCGCCGCACTTACGGTCTGATACGGGCCAGTCGTGATGATCGGAGGACTGATGGTCAGCGTCGCAGGTCCGGTCGTGGCACCGGAATCCGCATCACTCAAAACGACGAACTGCTGTAGGAAATCGAGAGTATCCTTGTTAGCAGCGCTCGTGTCCTCGCCCGGCACAGGGTTAACCGCAAACACGCCGGCAATCGTAAAGACATCGCCCGCCAGAAGGATGCCGGTCGTATCCGCAGTCCAACCATCCGTGATTAGAGACTGCGAATAGGTCGTTTTGTTCGCATTCGCGTAGGTCACGTTCTGAGAGGCGCCATTCACCAAAGGCGTGCCAGTCGCGACGCCTACAGTGTGAGCCCGGATATTTTGATCCATAAAGGTGGGGATACCACCAATCCGACCGAGAGATGCATCCCGGAACGCCCCAACGCCCACGCTATCGAACTGCAACGTGGTCTGGGAACCAAGGAGCCCCCAGTTATCCGCCGGAGCAAGAACCGCGCCGCGCCGATCCCTCGGAACCGCCATTTCATCAAGCCTCTGAGGGGCCTTAGAAAAGTCGGCGAAGGAGTTGACCGTCTGACCGGGCGTTCCAACCCAATTCCAAACATCGTCATACAAGCCAGCAACGTCCCGGTCAATCTTCTGAGCCAGAGCAATCATAGCCGGCTGGATGTAGCGCTCGGAGAACCTCTCGACAGTCAACGTCATGTCTTTCGAAGAGAAATTCCAGGAGACGTGCTTCTGCTTGTCAACCACGAATGTCGTGTTCGCTTCCTCGACATCCTGATTAACAAGCGTGGCACCGTCCTCGACCGTGAACTTCACGGGCCGACGGACGTTAATCGAATCACCGACCTTAACGAACTCGTTCACATATTCCCTATGAACGTTGTTCGCCAAGACCAGATTGTTTTCCAACTGCATCAACGCTTCCCTAGCGATGATCGTTGGGGTGATAAGAGTGTTAGCCATTAGGGGTTATCCTGTCTTTTCAGACCCCTGCCGCATTTTTCTGTATTCAGCAAACGATTTCGCGTCCGCCAAACTCGCTACGGGTGTTTCGCCGCCCTTCAAAGGCTCGATAGGATCAGGGGCCTTGGTTGATTTCCGTGGCTTCGGCGCAGTCACCCGCGCTTCGAGCCGGCCAATCTCACGCACCTGATCAATTTCAGAGAGCCCTGTAATGCGGCGCGCCTCTTCGGGATGCTTCCCAAGCCAATATGTCACGTCTGGGCCAACCTCGCTGCCTACGATGGCCGTTTCCATAACGTGAGAGATCGGTACTTCCGACCCCATGACCACATCGTCGAAGTCGTCATACTTCTCGCGAGCATCCTCTAGACGCTCCAAGTAGACGGCAGCCGAAGCCTGAGCCTGGGCTTGCTGGTCCGCAAACGCCTGCTTTTCCGCTCTAGCCGCTTCCTCTTTGCCAAACTCGAACTTGGCTTTCGCGACGACATAATCATCGTGGTTTGTGAAGTCATCCGCCTTAGGCGCTTCCGAAGCAACCGGCTGGCTTTCAGTTCTAGCCTCTAACTCAGCCACTCGCCTTTGAAGCTCATACTTCTGGCGCGTAAGAGTATTGATCCTTTTCTGAGGGCTGCCCTTCTTCTTAGGGGCCTTCTCGGCAGAATCATCCGGCTCCGCACTCTGATCATCCGCAGCGGAGGTCTCGGGAGCTTCGTCCTCTGTAGACGCCTCAGACGCCTTCTCGGGATCTTGCTCGGTTTCAGCCTTTTCCGGTTCCTCAACCTCGGCAGGCTTCACATCCGGCAGAGGAGCGTATTCCTCTGTTTCATCGATAGACATTAGCGTTCTCCTGGAACGAATTCAGCACCGGGTAACGCACCCGTGGGCGGTTGAAAAGTCTGGTCAGCAATTGCACTAGCGACGATCTGCTCGATAGTGTTGCGGAAAACACCAGACTGCAAGATCAGTTCGATCTGCTTTTGAGCCGTGTCGGCGTCAATACCTTCCGCCTCAGACCGTAGTTTCTCTGTTTTCGCGATTATCTCGGCGGTTTGTGCCTCCGCTTTGGCTTGCTCCGCTTGAGCTGCGGCTATTTGGGCTTCTGCGGCCTGTTGTGCGGCTTGCTCCGCTTGTTGCTGCGCAGGATCTTCCTCGCCTTCCTCTACCTCCGCTATCCCCGGAGGCAACGTCTTCCTAAGTCTCTCAGAGATTTCATCCGCCCCCGGCCAATCCATGTTCTTCGCAATCAAGTCCAGAACCACGGGGGCCGCACCCGGCGCCTTGGCAACGAACTCCATCATGGTTTCAGATGCTTCCGCGCGTTTCGTGCTAAAGCTCGGGCCAGTGGAAACCCTTACGTCGAATCTACCGATGGTCATGTCGTTCTCAACAGCTTGAATCGCACCCTGAACGTCTTGGATGGGCTTGTTGATCACGATCATCTCCTCGGCGTCATCCTCCCCTAATGTCCTGATGATCCGTGTGCCGTCATAGATCTTAGGAATCAAGTCCACCAGAATGACGCCACCATGGCGGATTGCCATTGCCAGGTTATCGATATAGACGAATGTCCCAATGTCCCCCTGTCGCTCTCTCGCTATGATTGCTTTGCCGCTTTTCTCTTGAGAGCCGGCCCCTAAAGAAGCGTCGAAGATCCCCGTAGCCGCCTTAATGTCGTCAGCAGCGATGGAAGCCTCCTGGAACATCGCCACGGGGACATCTGCGCCAGGCGTTCTTTGGGGAATACCGCCGGCTTCGGGATCAGGCGTGTACAATAGGTAAGGATTGTTGTCGGTGTGAGCGTCACGCCATGCCGCTTCCTGACCTTGGATCTGAGAGGTTGTCAGCAACCACTTAGCCTTAGGAGCAAGCGCGATCATCTCAATACCGGCGCTTCTCCAATAGTTGTATGCCCTTTGCGGGTCCTTTGCAGGTCTGACTAGCCCTCTAGTGACCGTCTTGTCGCCGACATGAACTTCCTCTCCTACCACGGGGACGAATGGGAAGAATTTCCCAGGCCAAACCTTCTTAGCCTCCAGAACTTCCGCCCCCGATATCTTCCACATCTCTACCTGATGCGAGTCTACCTCACGGTCTCTGACGCTCTCAAACCCTAACCTTTCAAGCTCTTTGAAGGTCTCTTGATCGACAATCGAGCCGTCTTCCATCTCGTAGATACGTTTCTTGACCCTCACCTTTCGCCAGTATTCCGCGATCCTGACTTGATCATCTTCTAGCCAGTGGAACAGACTGGTGTCCGTTTCCTCTTTCGAATCAAACTCGACGATAGCCGCGTTGGGCCAGCGCCGCTCGTATTCCTCTTTAGGGATCAACTCGGTAACGAAAAGATAGTTCGCGTCCGACTTATCGATCTCGTTCGCATTCGGGTCACACCAAACAGCGAATGGACTCTTGATCCGCTGAAACCCGATATCCTGATCGAATGAGCTATCGTCCGTGAACTTCGTGACAATCCGAAACCACCCAATCCCACAAGTGGCGGCGTTATCCAAGGCCGTGATATATGCCATCTTGGCGTTCGAGGACGTCTCAACATCCCGAATCAGCCCTTGGTAGATCTTGGCTATGTCTTCGTCAGCCCCATCCCCTACGGGGGATACCTTGATCGCTGGGGTATTCAGTCTGACATCACCCGTAACCTGGCGAACCGCCCCAGACGTGCGGTCAATCGTGATCATGGGCCGCTTGTCTTGGTCCCGCTTCCTCGCGATGTTCTCAGGCCATTGCTCCCCAGCCTTGAACTTCAAGTCGTCAAGCTGGTCGATCCGATCATCTTTTTCATGGTCGTAGACGTTTTCGAACCGCTCCCGACTCTCCCGGAGTAGATCAAGATCTGCCTTGCTCTGTGGCATCAGTGGGCCATCCAAGAATTCTGGCCGGT